TATCGTCAGTACGCAGCGAAAGGTGATTGGCATAACTTTGGTCGTGCAGTTTATTTTTTAGTCCACGATCATATTGAAGATGAACTTTTATAAGGGGGATGTATGAGTAAAAAGAAAGTAGTGGCGAAAAATTTAGAAGAAAAAGTTGATGATCTTGAATGGAAGATTATTGATCTTGAAAGAGATTTAGCTAAAGCAAATAGACAAAATCACCTGTTATGGGAATTGTTTAAAACAATGAAAACGGAGCTTTATTATGAGTAAATATTTAGAACTTAGGAATGTAGATGTCTCGGATAAGATTGAGAAGAAGAATGGTTTGTCTTATCTGTCTTGGGCATGGGCTGTAGACACATTGCTACAACACGATCCACAAGCTACTTGGAGTTATGGTCAGCCTGTAGTGTTTGGTGAGACTGTAATGGTGTTCTGCACAGTCAATGCCTTTGGTAAGTCGATGACCTCGCAGTTGCCGGTCATGGACTATCGTAACAAGGCAGTACCTAACCCCGATGCGTTTGCTGTTAATACTGCGATGCAAAGATGCCTGGCTAAAGCAATTGCTCTACATGGTCTTGGTTTATCTCTTTATGTCGGTGAGGATTTGTGGGATGATATAGAGGTAGATTCTACAAAGTTTGTAGAAAAGATATTAGGTTCTCAGGACATCCCAGAGCTAAAGGTGAACTTTGCCCAAGCGTTTAAGGAAGTGTCTAAGGACAAAGAGGCGATGAAGAAGGTAAACGATGCCAAAGAAAAGCGGAAGGCAGAACTGAGTGAGACTAGCTGATGAACAGCCAGACAATGTGTGCTTCGAGTGCGGTAAGGCTTGGGGTACACATCCACTCAAAAGTTCGGAAAACCACAGATCATGGATAGACCTTTGCGATGTATGTTTAAAACTCACAGCCGTAGCAGATGCCTCGGAATATGGATATATGAAGGAAGGATGGGATGGAGAAAAAGTGGTGTAGTTCTTGTCAAGCTGATAGACCAAAAGCTGGTTTTAAGTTGGTAGCAGCAGGAAATCGGGTTCGACCAGTTATGAGATGGAAGTGCGAACATTGTTTAAAACGAGAGTCGGAGAGACGATATGGTAAATAAATTTTTTGAAGATGCTAGGAATGTAGCCAAGGCGATAGATGAGGGTACTTATATCTACACACCTAGTAGCACAGATATTACGATTCGGTGGCGCAAGATTTATGGTTATGTACCGGCAAGTGAGCAAAAGAAGTACCAAAAGAAATGGTCTGAGTTTCGCGCATTGACAGCGAGGACTCTAGAGAATGTAGAGATACCAGAAATACCAGGAGTTGTGCAATGGAAAAAGTGGCAAAAGTCCTAGTAGGGATGGGTGTTTACATTTTGTTACCTTTTGCGATAATAAAGGTGTCTTGGGAATTGGCAACTTCTTGGATCGAGGAATTAATAAAATGAGAAACAAGCATTGTATGGAGGCTTTCTATAGAACCTTAAAGGAAGTAGATATTCCTTCTGGGCAGTCTATTATCTGTGAGCATTTCTTTGCTTCGGGTTGGGATGCAGCCATTGATGCCTTGTCTCTCGCATACCAAAGGCAGTTTGAAAATGATGGAGTCGATACACAGCTTATTCGCAGAGACCCCCAAGAACCTCTTGCCGATGACGATAAAGAATGATTGGTATCCTGTATGCTTTCATTCCAAATTAGATTATAGAAAATGGCAGTATTACAGGAGGGGATCAGGAGAAAGAGTTACAGTCTGCGATGACTGTAGTGATGAGTACCAAAAGAAAATGAAAGGGGAGAATCGGTGTTTTATAGCAGAGGCTATGCAACGATCAAAATATGTCTGAACCAGTATCTCAAGCAGTAATGACAATAACCGAGGTATCTCCATATCATTTTTCTATTGAGATTGAGGGGTCAGATTTATCTTTAGAAGTTTCACAAATTATGGTAAAGTTTCTGAATGACTGCTTACAGCAGATTCATGCGGATCAAAAAATCCATTGAAAGGGATTGTATGGAACAAAGAACAGAAGAATGGTTTGCTGCCAGATTAGGCAAGGTAACTGCTAGTCGGGTCGCAGATGTCTTAGCCAAGATTAAGTCTGGCGAATCGGCAAGTCGTAAGAACTACAAAATGGAGCTAGTGGTTCAGCGATTAACCAACAAGGTAGGGGAGTCGTTTACCAATGCTGCAATGGAATGGGGTACAGAGCAAGAGCCATTCGCTAGGATGGCATACGAGGCTCATACAGGCACTTTTGTAAAGGAGGAGGGGTTCGTAGACCATCCCACGATAGAAGGCTTTGGATGCTCTCCTGATGGCATTGTAGGGGAAGGACTAATCGAGATTAAATGTCCGAATACAGCTAACCATATTGAGACAGTCTTGGAGAACAAAGCTCCAAGTAAATACATCCCACAAATGCAATGCCAAATGGCTTGTACAGGCGCGAAATGGTGCGACTTTGTATCATTCGATCCTAGAGTGCCAGAGGACTTGCAGTTGTTAGTAGTACGAGTCGAGAGGGATCAGGAGTATATCGACTCGATGGAAGTAGAAGTAAAGCAGTTTTTAAGCGAGGTCTTAGACCTATTTAACCAATTAAAAGCGAGGCAGAAATGACCTATGAGATGAAAGATGGCAGCTTTAGTCTATTTAAGAACGACAAAAAGCTCACAGAGAAACACCCTGATTTTAAGGGATCGATTAAAATTAACGGAGTAGAGCATTGGTTTGATGCCTGGACTAAAGAAGGCAAGAATGGGAAGTTTATATCGGGTCGTATTGGTGATCCGAAACACAAAGGCTTTACTCCCAAGGGTGATGATGAGATGCCCAAGATTAAAGACGATGATTTTGCTTTCTAGGGGAAAACCATGAAAAAGATTGCTATAGGATTGGTAACATATATGTTACTAGGTAGTGCGTATGCTTGTCAGACCACTAATTGTCGGTGGTAAGCTACAAGTCTGCACTATTTGTGGAACAGTAGTTAGCTGTATGTAATCCCCGATGAGATCGGCATTAGTGGCGCAATGCCACACCCTTTCAAGGAGTGCCACCCCCCTTCCGATCAGGGTGGCTTTATGACCTTCCAAACAGACCTACAGAGGGGTTTGGAGGTAGAGGAAAGGGTCTTAGCTATCCTACAGAAGAAATACCCTTGTGCGACCCTTGTAAACGCTTTTAAGGGGTACGATATATGGATACCAGAGATAGATAAGTCTGTAGAGGTGAAGTTTGACCCGATGAGCCAAAGAACAGGCAATATCGTTGTAGAGATAGAGATGTATGGGAAAGACTCAGGGCTAATGGCTACCCAAGCTGATTACTGGGTTTTCTACGATGGGCAGATGTTTGTCATCATGCCGGTCAAGCACATATTTAAGTGCATCTTCCTGAGTAAACTACAGTATGTAGAATTTATAGGGGAGGGGGATAGTCAGATCAAAAAGGCTTTCTTAGTAGATAAGAACACCTTGTTTAAGTACGGCAAGATATTATGAGAGGTACAAAGCTCTTTCGTCTTTGCGTCTAGTAGTAAGTCCTTTTAATTCCTTACCACCGGCTTTGTTCCACTTTAAGAACTCCTCGGCAGCACCCTCAAACTCACCTCGGTTGTGTTTCATCCGAAGGGTAGAATTTTGGAGATTACCGAGTCCAACATTGAAGGCGAAAGACACAAGTGCGCCAAACCGACCAGTAGTAAGCCCACTAGGACATAATCGTTGTACTCCGCTTTCAAACCGCGCCAAATCTTTAGCAAGAATTTCATCTACTTCTCCCATCGTTAAGACTCGATCCCATCCGCTAGGGATAGGTAGAGCCTTTCGTTCTGCTAGTAATACTCTAGCATGGTTAGGATCTATGACATGACCGACACCGACAGTCCAAAGTAATGCAGGGCATTGGTAAGGCTTTTGCTTAACACCTTCATGGTGCTTAATCATCTCAATGACTTTATGGTCAATCATTTCTTAGCAAAGGCTTGCGTACCGAACCAAAAGGCAATAATAGAGGCTAGGATCTGCATCTCATCTGCATCAAACACCATAGGGATAGCTTCTGCAAACGCTACTCCGCTAGACCATGCCCACCAAATAGAGGCAATGTCTACAATGATTAATAGGAAAACGAATAAGTAGGTAACGACAGGGCGTACAGAGGCTCGT